CCCGCTAGCGTCCACGTATTTTGCGTTCGGCGCGTCGATCGCGGCCAGCGACCGGCACCCGCTCACGTTCACGGATTTCGCGTTCGGTGCGTCGATCGCGGCCAGCGACCGGCACCCGTCCACGTCCACGCGTTCGGCGTTCGGTGCGGATAACGTCGTCAGTGACGAGCACCCGCTAGCGTCCACGTATTTCGCGTTCGGCGCGTGGAGCCTCTCCACTGGCCCGTCCACGATCACCCGATCCGCGTGAGCATCTCCGATCTCGTCCGATTCCTCCTGCGTCGTCACGTAATACCACCCGCGAAGAGAAGCCAACATGCGGCAGTACCGGTAGAACGAATCGCGTGTCGGGTATTTTCGTACAACGTGTTCGCCAATCGCGACTGAATCGTACCAGTCGCCCTCGCGAACCATCAGTTCAGGCCTGCCTTTAGGCCACTCGATCTCCACCCAATTTTGATTCTTGTCCCCGATGCCAAGGATTGATCGAGTATTGCTATGGCTGTCCAGATCGACAGCCACGAGGTCTAACGTGACGCGGTGAACGAGAGCCGATGGTCTATCACACATAGCATATACCCCTTTATGCCGCGATACGGGTCGGCATCCGCGAGCAAGTGCCAGTGCTCGAACTGGGCGGCTCTGCGGGAGCCGATTCCGCCCTCGACGTCGGATGGCCATCCGATCGCTCCGGGGATTGTGCGGATACGTCCGCACCACGGCATATCAGTCCATGTATTCGGTGATCGGCGGTGCCGCACCCGCCGTCAGCTGCTCGATCTGGGAGGCCAGCCACATACTGGCCGTGAACATATATTGCCATCGGATGACACGACGTCAAGTCTTGAGAAAATTATTTTTTTGTGTAGATGGGCAGATTTTATATCTCCATATTTTATAAGCGTTTATTGCGATTTTGTGTAGATGAAACGTGGGCTGTGTAGATGAATTTGGCCATCTACACTGATATAACTCTTTATTTTATAATGCTTTGTATTCATTTTGTGTAGATAGTGTAGATGATTTCTGTCATCGGTCAGTAAAAAAAATAAAGGAAAAACAAAAAATAAAAAAGTGGCAGCGGGCTAAAACATCTACACGATCTACACAGTTTTTATATTAAATGTTGCAAAATATAGAGATATAATTTGTGTAGATGAGCGGGCATCTACACGGTTTGATTATCCAAAGTCGAAGGCGTGTGAATTGACGGCAGTCGGGATGTTGGTATGTTCCGACTATGGAAGCACGCAAAAAAACATCGTCGCCAGGGGGTTTCGCCGCAGCACCGATCTTTACCGCTGAAAAAACAGAATGCACCAAGTGTAAAGAAAAAGATGAACGAATCTACAGCCTTAAGCAAAGGCTGTCAAAGGCTATTGAACACGAAAAACTCGTGGCGACCATCGAGCATCTCAACTGGCAGCTGGAGCAGCAGAAAAACCTCGTCGCAGCACTGCACGCGAAAATTAAAAAACTGTCGCCAAAGAAAAATGAAAACAGAGTCATCCATCTGTATGATGGACCAGGCGAAAGCAAAAAGCCCTCGTACTCGACGCCAAAGTGCGACAGGTCAGGGAAATACTCGGAGCAATCACCGTGGCAGGAAAACGCTGTGCGATGCTTGGAGGACTGCTGATCCTCGTCATCATCACCTCATGCACCTCGATCACCTACAGATCGCCAGATGGCGCGTCAGTCACCATTGACCGCTTCGGATACGACACCAAAATCGGATCACTCACCGCCTCGCGCGACCCCCAAACCGGAGCGGTCAATCTCTCGGTCGAAAACTATGACTCGCAGGCCGCCGCTATCGCACTCGCCAGAGAAGCACTCGCCGCCATTGTCGCCGGAGCCAAACCATGATCCACGCATGGCACATCCCGATCATGGGATTCACTCAGACACCTGGACGACTCACCGGCATAGAGGAGGTCTGGCAATCCATCCGGCACGTCAGCAACGACCGCACATCCGTCGTCACGCCGCTCGTATGGGACGCCGACTTCACGTCACTGGCGGAGTTCATTTTTCGCAACTCCGAGCCGGCCCCGAAAATCAACGTGTACGCCTACTCGTGGGGCGCAGGCTACGGATTTCTCAAGCTCGCCGACGCACTCTCATCGCGCAACCTGACGGTCGATCATGCCGTCTTGTGCGACCCTGTTTACCGAGCCAAGCTCGTTACGTTCCTATTCCTGTCTCTGACGAAAATCCCGCGCATCACCATCCCCGCCAACGTGCGGCGCGTCTCATGGTTCAGGCAGACAAAATCCATCCCTCGCGGGCACGACCTCATTGCCGCTGATCCGTCCGCAACGACCATTGGAGACGCAATCCAGTTAAATTACGATCACGCGCATATCGACAATTCCTGGGAGTTCATTGCGAAATGTAGATCAGTCGCCAATCAACAAGGATGAGTACCATGAGTCCGGAAGTTTCGTTAGCCTTCATCACCGTCACCGCGTCATTCCTTGCCGCAATCTGGAGAGGCGGATCACGCGCCGCAAAACTCACAGCGCAAATCGAAGAAGTCGAAAAGTCCTACAACGACCTGCACGCGCTGGTCAAGCAGATGCAGGCAACGATGGAATCCGACCGGAGATCAACCGCAGAACTGCACAGCGAGATCAGAGTCGTCAAAGCCATCGTTGAACGCATCGAGAAAAGAATGGACAAATAAAATGATCAAAGCAGCACTATCACCGCAGGCGTCCGCGACCAACACTGCCGGAAGCACCACGACCGGATCAGCCATCGACCTGACCACGGCGTTCGGCGCGACAATCCGAGGAAAATGCACCAACGGCGGAACCGGCCCAACCGTCGGCTGCACGTTTCGCGTCGAAGTTTCCAACGATAATTCCGACTGGTGGACATTCAGCAGCGAGATCGCGCCGACGACCAGCAGCCTCGTCTACTACTATCAGCCGGTCGTCCTGCCGCCGGAAATCATGTACGTCCGCACCGTCTTCACCGGCAACACGGGCCAGAGCGTGACCATCGAATCCGACGGCGAAAAAATCGTGAGCCTGTCATGATCTGCAACATCGGAGTCTATGCCCGCGAAGTGCTCCGCGACTCGCCCTACGGATTCTGGCGATTCAGCGAACGCAGCGGGATAATCAACATCGATCACGGATCGGGCGGCAACAACGCCGTCAACTCCGGCCCTTCCGGCATTGCCGTTGGATCAACTGGAGCACTCGTCGGCGACACGTCGTGCGGAATCAAATGCAATTCGACGGGGAGCGGGACCATCTCAGCGTCACCGACAATGCTCATCTCAAAAGACCGCGGCGTGTCCTACGAATGCTGGATCAGGACCACGCAGACCAGCAGATTCACATTCGGAACCAACATTAGAAACATCTGGGCTCCGATTGACGTCGGAGTCTTCTCAACCGGAAAAATCCGCGCCAATCTGTTGAACACGCAAATCTACGACGGGACGACGGATCACCGCATCTACGACGGGCAATGGCATCACATCGTCACAACTGTCGGACCAGGACTCGGTAACGCACACCTCTACATCGACAGCATCGAGCGACCACTCGCCGTCACGTCCAACACGTGGGGTGCGGATGTCAGCCTTAACTCCACATTCGTCCTGAACGGATTATACAACGCGCCGACAATTCTCAGGATGGCCGGAGACCTTGATGAGGTCGCCATGTACGATTACGCAATCTCCGCATCCCGCGTCGTTGCTCACTATCGAGCGGCGAAAGGATTAGCACCCGTTCGCCGCACGTTCACCTTATCGTCGGCGAGCAGGCTTCTTTCGCTGCGAAGAAAGGCGGTACTCGTATGATCGTTGCACCAGGATCAACAGACGTCAGCATCGACATCCAGATCGTCGATGACGTCGGCCTGCCGGTCACCGGACTGGTGGCCGCGACATTCCCCACCGTCTATTGGTCGCTCGCCGGCCCGACCGCAGCGACGACCATCACACTCTCCGACCTGGCCGCCATCACCTCATCGCACTCAGACGGCGGAGTAAAAGAGCGATCCGCAGGCTTCTACCGTCTCGACCTGCCGGATGCCGCATTAGCCTCTGCCGGAACCGTCCGCGTGTACGGCGAGTCAACAGGCAAGCGGATCATCGCTGAACCAATCGCGGTTAACGCCGTGTCCGGCGGTGGAAGTGGTGCCGGTGCGTACATCATCACGATCACCGTGGACGACGGAACATCGCCGCTCGAAAACGCACTGGTGCGATTCATCGAGGGAGTAAACTCGTTCACCGACCTCACCAACGCATCCGGCGTCGCGTCATTCTCGCTCGACGCCGCGACCTATGATTTATCCATCACGAAAAGCGGATACTCGTACACTCCGAGCAATTACACTGTCAGTGCAACAGCCTCGATCACTCGCAGCATGTCGGCCATTGCGATCACGCCTGGTGTCGCGCCGCTCTGCACTGGGTACATGACGTGCCTCGACCCGTCAGGGAATCCTGAGCAAAACGTGACGATCACGATTCAGGCCGTGCAGGGCCGCGACGTGGACGGCTTCGCGCTCGACGGCGCGGAACGCACCGCGGTCAGCGACGCGAGCGGACTCGTCACGTTCGCCGGACTCATTCGCGGCGCGACCTACACGATTCGTCGCGGCCCGACTGGCGTGAAGCGACGCTTCCTCGTGCCCGACGCAGCGACCGCAGCCATCGCCGAAATCCTCGGAAACGAAACCTGAAAACCAAAAGGTACTCCGCCAACACTTACGAAGCCCTAATACCCGCGGGAACAGTACGAAACCCTAACAGAATTTCTTGCGTGAAGAAAAGAAACCAATTGGTGATGTCCGTCGATGAGATGTCGCGGCTGCTGTCCGAGTCTGGCGGCAGGCCGATCACAGCTGAGCAGGTCCAGGCCGACGTGGACGCTGGCGCGCCAATAGGCCCCGACGGGAAAATGAGTCTCGTGGATTACGCTGCGTGGCTGGTCCGTGAAGTTCAAAAGAAATGAAACCGGACTTCAAAAATCTTCGCACAGCCGATGTTGTTCGGCTGTTGAACTCATCATCCATCGGCAACGTGGTCAAGTCGCACGTGGTGTATCGTCACCACAATTACGCCGCGAGCAAAGTTGGTGATGGGCGAAAGATTGATCTGGCGAAGTATGCGGCGTGGCTGTTTCACGCGAGGAAAGAGACGTTCAAGGCGGGATGGGCGGAAAAAGATTACGAAGCGCACAAGGACGCGGTGAATGAGAGGAGCAAAGAGGAGTCGAAGAAATCCCGCGACATCGCCAAGGACGACTTTATTCGTCCGCCGAAAAATCCTGAGCGACGAGAGGCGTGCCGCAATTCGTTTCGTCTGTTTTGCGAGACCTATTTTCAATCTACTTTTTCGCTGGCGTGGTCTGACGACCACCTGAAGGTGATCGGCAAGATTGAGTCTGCCGTACTGCACGGCGGACTGTTTGCGATGGCGATGCCGCGAGGCAGCGGCAAGACGACGCTGTGCGAGGTCGCGTGCATATGGGCATTGTTCTTCAATCACCGGAAGTTCGTCGCACTGATCGGCAGCGACGAGGATCACGCGAGCGACATGCTCGACTCGATCAAAAGCGAGTTGGAGAACAACGACCTGCTGGACGAGGACTTCTCGGAAATCTGCGGCCCTATTCGCGCGCTGGACGGGATTCACCAGCGGTCGAGCGGACAGTTATACAAGGGCGAGCGGACGATGATTAAGTGGACGAGCAAGAAGATCAACCTGCCGGTGATCGAAGGCAGTCCGGCGTCCGGCTCGGTGATTCGCGTGGCGGGGATCACGGGTCGTGTCCGCGGCATGAAGCAGAAGATGTACGACGGCAAGACGATTCGCCCGTCGCTGGTGCTGCTGGACGATCCACAGACGGATGAATCGGCGAGGTCGCCGTCACAGTGCGACACGAGGGAAGGGATTCTCGCTGGCGCGATTCTCGGTCTAGCAGGTCCGGGCCAGAAGATCGCGGGGCTGATGACACTGACGGTTGTTCATCCCGACGACATGGCGGATCGCATTTTGGACCGCGACAAGCATCCGGCGTGGCAGGGCGAGCGAACGAAGATGGTCTATGAGTTTCCGAAAAACGAGAAGCTCTGGGGCCAGTACGCGAAGATTCTGGCGGACAGTTTGCGGGCTGATGGAGATGGCCGCGAGGCCACAGAGTTCTACCGCCAGCACCGCGAGGCGATGGACGATGGTGCGGTGGTCGCATGGCCGGCCCGCCACAACCCTGATGAACTCTCTGCCGTTCAGCACGCGATGACCCTGAAGTTCAGGAATGAGGCTGAGTTTTTCGCCGAATATCAAAACGAACCGATTCGTAAAGACGATTCGTCGGCGATGATGTTCGGCGCAGAGCAGGTCGCGGAAAAGATCAACGGGTACAAGAAGGGGCAGCTTCCGATTGCGACGGAACAGGTTGTCGCCCACATCGACGTACAAGAGACTCTGCTGTATTACGTCGTCGCGGCAATCGCACCGCAGTTTACGGTTTTTGTCACAGATTACGGGTCGTGGCCGGACCAGAAGACAGATCACTTTACTTTGGATGGCGTGAGGTACAAGCTCAAGCCGCCCAACGGCAAGGGCGGATCGGACGCCGCAATTTTCGAGGGGCTGCGGGCGTTGACGGATTCGATTGTCGGTCGTGACTGGATTCGTGACGACGGTGCCCGCGTGCGAATCAGCCGGTGCATTGTTGACGCGAACTACAAGACGGACCTGGTGTACGAGTTTTGCCGCCAGAATAAGTACGGCGACATTGTGATGCCTGGTCACGGTCGGTACATCGGGGCATCGAGTGTGCCGATGAGCGAGTACAAAAAGAAGCCTGGCGAAGTGGTCGGCCCTGGCTGGCGCATTCCGACGGTGCAGGGCAAGCGTGTTGTGCGACACGTTGTGTACGACGCTAACTTGTGGAAGTCGTTTTTATCGCAGCGAATTACGACCCCGATTGGCGATGCGGGGAGCTTGACGCTTTATCAGGCGTCGCCGTCAAAGCATCGAATGATCGGCGAGCACGTCACGGCAGAATATAGCGTGCGGACGGAAGGCCGAGGCCGCGTTGTGGACGAGTGGAAATTACATCCGCGAAAGCCGGACAATCACCTGCTGGACAGTCTGGTTGGCTGCATGGTTGCAGCCTCGATGATGGGAGCGACGACGGTTGGCGCGCAGCACAAGCAGGCGGCTCCGGTGAAGCGTCTGTCAGCTGCCGAGATTGCCGCAAGGCGGTCGCATATGAGAAGGAGCTTCGCATGACAAACGAGCTTAACCCTCCGCAGGTCGATCCTCCTTACTTTGATCTGACCTGTCCCAACTGCGCTTGCAACCATTTCCTGCCGACCGACCATCCCAACCGGAAGCGGTGTCGTTGTTGCGGTCGTGTAGTTCGGTATCAGTACGAAGGCCAGTCATATCACCGGATGCGATGTCCGGCGTGCAAGAGTCCGCGAGTGGTGACGACGAGTACGCAGGGGAAGTTGCGTTACCACAAATGCCGCGTGTGCAGCTGCAGTTTCAAGTCGATTGAGGAGTAGTCGGAAGTATGTACATGATCTTGGTCCTTTAGGCTTAGAGGAAAATCATCATGCGGGCGACAGGGATCGAACCTGCACGAGCACGCTGCTCACCGGGTTACACACCCGGCGCGTCTCCCAATTCCGCCACACCCGCATTAGCAGACTGAATGAGAGGCCGATCTTCAAAGGCTCCCCGGCCGACGCGCAGAATAGGTTCGTGCCGGGGAGCCTGTTTTACGGGTTGATTTTGGTGGGCCTCGGATTACAATAGGAAAACCTCGGCCGCCATGCCGCATCGCAACTGCTCCTGGTGACTGAGGCGTGAGACTTGGGGCTGCTGGTGCTAGTAACACCACCAGCCCCTTTTTATTGCGCCATCTTTAACGGTTCATCTGTCATTTCTTTCCTTCGGTATTGCGCCGGGCGTCGGTCCTTTGCTTCACTGGTCACGATCAGGTCTCCGTGCGAGGCCATCTCGACAAGCACTCCCATTCAAGATCGGGTGACTGGAAGGACGCGGTGAAGAAGTCGCTCCAGAAGAAGCGCCCGGCGGCTGGTTGCCGCCCGGGAGCAGCCCAAGAAGTCATGAAACTGACTCAGAATAACGTAAGGTGGATTTAGCTCGCTGCTGGCTCGCTTCATCAAGCACGTTGCGTAAAGTACATACTTCCGGGAGTAGTTATAAAATCTATTACCTGCCCGACCATGTTCATTGATTTTTGTTCATTAAACAATGAATATTGAGGCGTGGCAGAAACTCCATCTGAAATCGAGACTGCGATTGAGGCCAACGCACAGGGGCCGGAGTCGGCGAGCGGTGACGCGGGAAGTATGCGTCAACACTCGCTCGCCGATCAGATTGCTGCGGATAAATACCTGGCGGCCAAAGCCGCGTCACGCATTCGGCGGCTGCCGTTTCGCGTGGTGGCGATCAATCCTGGGGGGATGACGCGATGACTGACGAAGACATCGTGATTCTTCCTGGCGAATCGAAGCCGATCTCAAAGGCGAAAAGCCCCGCAAAACTTCGCGCGCGTTACGACGCGGCGCAGACGACCACGGAAAACACGGCTCATTGGTCCGCTGCCGATTATCTTTCGGCGCGATCGAGCAACACGCCGTCGATTCGTCGCACGCTTCGCGCGCGGAGCCGCTATGAGACCGCAAACAATGGTTACGCGGCTGGCATCACAGAGACGCTGGCCAATTACGTGATCGGCACCGGCCCGCGACTTCAACTGCTGACGAAAGACCCGCAGATAAATCGCCGCGTTGAGCAGCTGTTTAGCCAGTGGTCGCGCCGCACGCATTACGCCCGCAAGCTGTGGGTGATGCGTTTTTCTTCCGCTGTTGACGGCGAGAGCTTCGGCGTTTTTTCGACGAATTACGCATCGCGTGATCCGGTGAAACTGGACCTGAAGGTGATTGAGGCCGACCGTGTTGCGGACCCTCGCGCGGTGTTCAATTCGCAGCAGCTGAACGACGGCATCTTTTACGACGATTTCGGAAATCCGACGGCGTACACGATTCTGCGGGAGCACCCAGGCGACCTCGGATTCTTGTCTGCGAATACGGAATACGACCTGGTGCGGGCTGAATTCGTGGTCCATCTTTTCAAGGCGCGTCGTCCTGAGCAGGTGCGCGGTGTTCCTGAGATGACGCCGACCATGCAGTTGTTCGCCGATCTTCGCCGTTATTCCGCGTCGGTCTTGGCTGCTGCCGAGACTGCCGCGAATATTTCCGCCATTGGCCGCTCAATTGCCCCGCCGGACACGACCTCTGAGGGCGCGCCGGTTCCGTGGGAGGAAGTGGACATTCCGCGTCGGTCGATGCTGATGCTTCCCGACGGCTATGACATTACGCAGCTTCGCGCGGAGCAGCCGACGACGACCTATTCAATGTTCATTGAAGAAAAACTCGGTGAAGCCGGTCGCCCGTTCAGTATGCCGCTTAACATCGCAATGGCGAAATCGGCGGGATACAACTTTTCGTCGGCAAAACTTGATTTTGCCATGTTCGACAAGGCTATCGGAATCGACCAGTTCAGGGTCGAGGAGGACGTTTGCGAGCCGACGCTGGAGCAGTGGTTCAATGAGGCGCGGATGATCGCCGGATATCTGCCCGACGGCTTGGATTTTTCCGACGGGCTTCCGCCTCACGAGTGGTTCTGGGACGGTCAGGAGCAGCTTGATCCGCGAGAGAACGGTTCTCGCGCAACGGCGATTCAGTACGGCATCGACACTATCCCGCGAATCTTTGCGAAGAAAGGTCTCGATTACGAGGTCGAACAGTCAGCGATGGCCGCGTCGCTCGGCATGTCAGTCGAGGAATATCGCCGTCGTTTGGCGCAAAACATCTTCGCATCGCAACAGGTTGACGAAGTGACGACAGAGGAGGACGACGACGATGCCTAAGACGCTGTACCTCAAGAACGACTCCGAAGGCGCGGTGACGTTGAACGCTGCGGCTGAAGCGGACGGCGAGAAGCTGCCGACGTTTTCGATGGTCGCCTATACCGGCGGTGCGATGCGGCTTGGCTGGCCGTCGCTTCCCGTGGTGGTCGATCTGGCGGGGATGACATTCACGAGCAAGTCGCGTCCGATCTTCCGCGACCACGACTCATCGCAGATCGTTGGGCACACGACCAGCATCGAGATCACCGGCAATTCGATTGTCGTCAAAGGGATTGTCTCCGGCGGAAACGAGGCCGCGAACGAAGTCTTAACTTCTGCTGGCAACGGATTCCCGTGGCAGGCTTCAATCGGTGCGGAGCCGACGACTCCGCTGACGCTGATCGCCAAGGACGAGAAGACGACTGTAAACGGAACAGATTTTGTCGGCCCGATTTACGTGGCCAAGAAAACGGTGTTGAAGGAAATCAGCTTTGTCGCGCTTGGTGCGGACGACAACACAACGGCAAGAGTTGCGGCGACAGCCGCTTCTCAAAACACGAGGAGCATTTCGATGAATTTCGCAGAATGGTTGAAGGCGAAGGGTTTCGATCCTGAGACGCTGACTGATGGTCAGCGAGCGAGCTTGGAGGCGATGTACGAGAAGGAGAACGGCGACAACGCGACGGATTCTGACATTGAATCCGTGATCGCACCCGCCAAACAGCGTGACGAGCGGCGAAAGAAAATCGTCGCCATCACCCGCTCGCTTCTCGAAGACTACCCTGAGCACATTCAGGTGATCGAGGCCCTCGGTCGCCAGGCTCAGCAGGGTGAGTGCTGGGAGGCTGATCGGTTCGAGCTTGCGGCTCGTCGCGCGATCCGTCCTGAAGTGAACGCGCGTTCTCGCTCGCGTGAGGACGACGGCGTAACCGAAACGGTGATCGAAGCGGCGGTCTGCATGGCCGGCGGTCTGAGCGGGATCGGCAAGCAATTCAGCGACCAGACGCTTGAGGCCGCGTCAAAGCGGTGGCGTCACGGGCTGGGACTTGGCGAGCTTTTCTCGCTTTTCGCCCGCCGAAACGGCCATGACGTTCTCGGCACACGGAACGTCGCATCACTGCTTCGCGCCGCGTTTGCGGAGCCTAAGCAGCCGGTGCTGACCGCTGCGGTGAGCACGCTGAGTCTGCCGGGGATTCTCGGCAACGTGGCCAACAAGTTCCTTCGCGCCGGATTCGACGCGGTGGAATCGTCGTGGCGTCAGATTGCCGCGATCCGTGCGGTGCGAGATTTCCGCGCCGTGTCGAGCTACGCGCTGACCGGCGACTTCAAATATCAGCAGGTCGCGCCCGGCGGTGAGCTTAAGCACGCCGACGTCGGCGAGGAATCGTACAGCAATCAGGTGAACACTTACGGTCGGATGTTCGGTATCGACCGGCAGGCGATCATCAACGATGACCTCGGTGCGTTGACGGACGTTCCGCGAAAACTCGGTCGTGGCAGTGCGTTGAGCCTCAACGAGTTGTTCTGGACGAAGTTCCTCGACAACGCATCGTTCTTCACCTCTGGCCGAAACAACTATCTGTCCGGCGTGACGGTCGGGACCAACGATTCGCGGCTGAATCTTGAGGGGTTGACTCGTGCGGAGAATGCGTTCTTCGCGCAGACTGATCCTGACGGCAATCCACTCGGATCGCAGCCGAAGATTCTTCTGGTGCCGGTGTCGCTCGGATCGACTGCGGCTCAACTGATGAGCAGCATGGAAATCCGCGACACCACGTCGAGCACCAAGTACGGCGTGGCCAATCCGTTCGCTGGCAAGTTCACCGTGGTTAGATCCGCGTACCTCAACAGCTCCACGATCAGCGGCGCAAGTGCTGCGGCGTGGTATCTGCTGGCCGACCCGATTGACGTTCCGGTGATCGAGGTCGCGTTCCTCAACGGACAGGACTACCCGACGGTCGAAAGCGGCGAGGCCGACTTCAGCACGCTGGGCATCCAGTTCCGCGGCTATCACGATGTCGGCGTCGAGAAACAGGAATACCGAGGCGGCGTCAAGAGCAAGGGCGAAGCCTAATTTCAACCAATCCAACAAGGAGACACAGCAATGGCAGTAACGTATGCACTTTTCCGAAGCGGCTCGCCGGTGATGGCCGACTACACGCCGGGTTCGGCGGTGACGGCTGGCGACGTGGTGATCGTGTCCGATCTGGCGTTGATCGCGCATCTGGACATTGCGGCCAACGCTCTTGGCTCGCTGGCCACCGGCGGCGGCATCTATTCGATGCCCAAGGCGTCCGGGTCTATCACTGGCGGCGTGCGACTGTTCTGGGACGCGACGAATCACGTCGTCACCACGGCTCGCGGCACGAACAAGATCATTGGCTTTGCCGGCCCGGACGGGGCGGCAAGTGCTGATACGACCGTGCTCGTCATTCATGACCCAGGCATGGACACCGCCGGAACCTGACGCATGTCTGACATGCTCGGCGATGCTCTGGCGTGGCTTGGCGGAAAGCGCCATGACTACATGAGCGTTTCAGTCACCTACCGACGCGGATACCAGTCCGCGTCGGTTTTTGCTACACGTGGTCGCACGGCGATTGACGTTGGCGAAGTGGAGGGCATGAAGTCCAGAGCGTTCGAGACTGATTTTATTTTTCGCGCTTCCGACTTGGTTTTCGATGGCTCACGGTTCGATCCGCAGCGTGGTGATAGGATCATCGAGGGCGACAACACCTTCGAGGTGATGCCGATCAACGATGAACTGTGGCGGTGGTGCGATCCGCAGCAGGTCGATATCAGGGTGCACGTGAAGCTGGTGGACGACGACAATGACTCCTCTTACTGAAGCTGCCGACGCCGTGACGAGTGCGATCAACGCGCAGAATTGGGGATCGCATGTTTTCACGGCGCGTCGCAAGTGGCTTCCGGTCTGGATTCTCAAAGACATAAAAAATGTTCAAGTGATCGTTGCTCCGGTCAGTGATAGTACGATCAGAGAGACTCGCCACACGCACACGCACAACATCAGGGTTGACATTGGCGTGCTCAGGAAGTTGAGTCGAGCCGACCTTGAGACTGAGGAGATTGACCCGCTGGCGGACCTTGCCGATTCGATTGCCGAATACTTTCGCACCGGCGGTGACGGCGGACGCTCGCCGCGAGTCGGCTCGTTCGCCGTGGTGTCGGTGTTGCATGATCCGATTGTGGCCAGAGAGCATCTTGACAGTCATTCACAGTTTACGAGCGTGATTCAACTGTCGCTCACGAAGGTTTCGTAATGGTCGGGTTCAGCCTGAAACTCAAAAACTTCAAGGATGCGTTTTTCGACCGGCAGGCGGTGGTAAGCGCGATAGACAAGGTTTCGATTCGCGTACTGTCGAGGTTCGGAGCTTTCGTTCGTCGGTCGGCGAAGGGTCGTATCCGGCGTCGCAAAAACCCTTCGCTCCCCGGCCAGAGTCCGAGTTCTCATTCGGGTCTGCTGCGGGACAACATTTATTTTGCGATGGACCTGGGCAATCGTTCCGTGGTGATCGGACCCGCGAAACTTGGCGGCGGTACCGACGCTCCGCACGTCCTGGAGTACGGCGGTGATACGGTGATTTCCGGCGGTCGTTCGAGAGGAAAGCGAATTCACATCGAGGCGAGGCCTTACATGCAGCCCGCCTTCGAGGAGAATCTGTCGAAACTTCCCGATATCTGGCGTGAAGCTGTAATACGGTGAGTGTCCATCATTCCATCATCATCGCGCATCGCGCGAGACAGGTGTACTTAAGCGCGTGCCTGAGGTCCATCGCGTGGTCGGCTGCGGTTTGCTCGATTGACGATTTCGAGGTGATCGTATGCAACGGGGGGCGCGACGTGTCGGCAGTCGATGCGAAGTGGTGCAAGGTCGTTTACGACGACTCGCCCATGCCGATCTTCAATAAGTCTCGGCTTCTCAATCGCGGCATAGACGAGGCGCGAGGCGAAGTGCTGACATTTCTGGACGCCGACGCGATTGTCGGGCCAAGATGGATTTTAGGCGCGGTCAACGCTGACTGGAGCGAGATTCACCGACTGTGCTACCGTGTCCGGTACGTTTCGGAGGCGGAAAGCCGCGACTACCTTGCTGGTCGCAGCGACCTAGATTTTGCGATGTATGACGACTACCAGCTGGCTTATGAAGCGTATGGCACGCCAAACCAAGGGCGAGGCGGTACAGGGCAGCCGTGGGGCAATTCGCAATTCAGCATTCATCGTGATCGGCTTGGCGATTTCCGCTATGACGAAAAGTATATTGGCAGAGGATTCGAGGACCTTGACATTCTGAATCGGATGGCGAGATTGTGGGGGAAGGACTATCGCGCAAGAATCACGACGCGAGGCGTTGAGTCTATGTACCACCTCAAGCATGGATACGCGACCGACTGGCGGAACGGCGGGTGCTCATCGGCCAACGCGAGAAGATTTATCGGGGTTGCGGTAAGTCACCATGAAAACGCCGACCGAAAAAAGTAACGACACGATTCAGATTATCGTGACGCGGACCTGCGATCTGTTCTACTGCTCGAACTGCACGCAACTGCTGCCGTTTCGATCTGACACAACTCACATGTCGCCGGACGTTTTCCGTCGCGCGTTGCGGTCTCTGGACGGATGGCCTGGCGTGCGAGGGATGTTCGGCGGGAATCCATGCACGCACCCGCAATTCGAGGAGCTTTGCCGGATCATGGTCGAGGAGGTGCCCGACCAGCGGCAGCGGGGAATCTGGACCAACAACTTTTTGTCTCACGGCCAAGTCGTGAGAGACACATTTTACCCGCACGGAAGATTCAACCTGAACGCACACGCCAACCCTGACATTGCCGCAGAGATGGAGCGGTGGACGCCTGGGAAGGTAATACGCACGAGCGCGAACCGCGCAAGCTGGCACTCGCCTGTATTGATCGGCTATCGAGATGTCGGCATCAGCGACGAAGATTGGCCCGCGATCCGCGAAGAGTGCGACATTAATCGGCGATGGAGTGCGGCGATTCGAGAACACGACGGCGAGCCGATGGCTTATTTTTGCGAGGTCGCGGCGGCAATGGATGGCGTGACCGGCGAGAACCACGGAATCCCTGCGGTGCCCGGCTGGTGGCGATGGGGAATCGAGCGGTTCGACGAGCAGGTGGAGAAGTGCTGCGGCAAGTGCGGGATTCCGTTGAGAGGTCGCGGCCATCTCGACGTTGACAAAACTTATGACTTCAGCAAAACGCACGAACAGATTGTTTCCGTGACGATTAAACGTCGTCCTCATCTGTCGGCTGTCAAGCATGACTCACCGCCGGACTCGACTCCGATGGCGACGGATTACCAAAAGTTGTGGACCAAAACATGAAGCTGTTGCTTGGGAACATCGACTATCGAACGCACATGACAGACGAGGGCGAGCAGTTGCAGCGAGGTCTCGTCGATGCGGGATGGACGATTGCCGGATACGGGTACGGCGACGGGTGCCGAAGCGTAAAGAAGCTGCTGGAGCGTCACAACCCGTCGATGGTGTTCATTCAGGACAAGCGTGACTGGTCCCGTGATTCGAGAGGTTGCTTTAATTCTCGCGTCCATTTCGAAGAACTGCCGCTGCTGGCGGCTCATCCGGCGAAGAAGATTTCGGTTTTCAAAGATGCGGGCAGCGTCATCGACTATCAGCGTCGATCCATCGAGGAAGTGGGAGCAGACGCGGTGGTGACGTACTACCACAGCAGGAGTGTGCTCTCGCTTAATCCGTGGCTGGTCGGCAGACGATTGATCCGCACCTACCACAGTGTTGACGCCGACCTTGTGCGGACGATCAACCTTCACCAGACGAGGCGACGCGGGATCGTGACGGGTGCGGTCTCATCGCTTTATCCGCTGCGGCGACTGGTCGCCGACCATCACGGGAAGCTGAGGATTGATTTGCAAAGGCATCCTGGATACCACAATCACGGATCGCACACGCCGACGTACCTGAAATTACTGGCGCGGTTCAAGGTTCACGTTGCAACGTGTTCTGTTTTTCGATTTGCTCTGCGGAAAATCATCGAGTCGGTCGCGGTCGGCTGTACGCCGGTGACAAATCTTCCGGCGTGGGATGTTCTGCCGGAAATCGACGATGCGCTGGTACGGGTGTCCGAGCACGCGGACCTGGACGAGATGCAATGTGCGATTGACTTCGCGGAGAAAAACTGGACTGAGGACAAGGCGATTTACTTTTCCGCGAAGGCCGCGGCGTATTACGATTTTCGGATTGCGGGACAAAGGCTTGATCGGTCTATCAATGAAGATTCACGGCCTGACAACGTGCGTCAACTATGCTGACCTGCTGGCGCAGACGCTTCCTCGGTGGGTGACGTACCTTGCGAGTTGCACGGTCGTCACGAGTCTGTCAGACAACGACACCGCGTCTATTGCTTCCGACCTTGGCGCGTCGGTGCATCGTACAGATGCGTTTTACGAGCCGCGAGGAGCGGCGACGTTCAATAAAGCGAGGGCGATGAATGAGGCGATTCCTCGTGAGGGGTGGGTATTATTTTTTGATGCCGATATTCTGCCGCCGGTCGGATGGCTCGATGTCGTGACTCGATCAGGTCCAACGTGCGGGAATCTGTACGGTGCCGCCAGACGGCAGGGCGAATCGGCGGCAGACGAGTCGAAAGACGATCTTCCGATGATTCCCGACCGCGAGTTGGCCGGTTTTTTTCAGATGTGGCACCGCGACGATCCGATTGCTTCGGCGCGAGGCGGCAAGATTCTGAACGAGTGGACTCACGCCGGAGGTTACGACAGTGATTTTGCTTTTTTGTGGCCGCAGATGAGGAGGATCATCCTTCCGATCACCACACTCCACATCGGCGAGCCTGGCCGCAACTGGTGCGGCAGGGGCAACGACGTCGCAATGGCCGCACTCCGCGCCAAGCGACGCCAGATGAACGGACACCGACACGAGCGGTTATAAAATCTGTAATCAACTAAACAATTCGAGAGATGCCGTCGGTCAAAAGTTTATTAAACTTGAAATAGTTTAGGAGACCCCTCACATGGCAGATTACATGCTTGGCAACGAGTTTTATCTCTACCGAAACACGGGAACCTATGGTTCACCGACCTGGGTGGAGCTTGAGAACGTCCGCGACGTTACGCCTAATTTTGCGAAGGACGAGGACGACGCGACTACGCGAGAATTCGCGCGGCTCGGATGGAAAGCCGTCGTCCCGACTCTGCGGAATTGCGAGGTGACGTTTGAGATGGTCTATAAGCCGGACGACCCCGATTACCTCGCGCTTCGCGCTGCGTATCTGGCCGTGCCCGCTGAGTCGATTGAGTTCCTCATCCTCAATGGTCCGGTGGCGACGGCAGGCAACACCGGCATTCGCGCGACGTTCGGCGTGTTTAATCTTTCCGATCCACAGCCGATTGCAGGCGTGGTGAAGGTTCAGGTCACGCTCAAAGCCGTCCCCGCCGACAATCCGCCCGCTGAGTTCACGGTGTCCACCTGATGCAGAGTTTTTCCGACAACAAGGGCCGCCGGTGGACGATTGAAATCACAATCTCCGCTGTCGGTCGCGTTCGGGCCGTGACGGGGCTTAACCTTGCCTTTGCCGGCGACGACAACTGCCGGATGCTCGGACAGATTTTGTCCGACCCGTCGATGTTGTTTGCGGTCATCTGCGCGATCATCAAGCCGCAGTTGACCGCGCAAGGCATCTCTGAGGAGGAGCTTGGCGACGCAATCGGCGGTGATTCGCTGGAGAAAGCGAGCGAAGCCTTCACCGAAGCGTTAACGGATTTTTTCCCGTCAGAGAAACAGAGGAAGGCGGCCAAGGGGATTCTCGCCCTGATGCGGACGGCGCACGAGAAAAAGATTCAGGAAGTGATGGCGAAGATCGAGGAGATTCGGAGTCGAGTCGATGCAGGAGATTTGACGAGCTTGTCTGGCGACTTGCCGGAATCGTCGGCATCGACCCCCGCGACCTGACGTTGCGGCAATTGGTTTTCGCCGCACAGTCGAAGCGCGAAGACGAGTGGAGTCGGACGGCTGGCATTATGTGCATCCTCGCGGAAATCAACCGCGACCCGAAATCGAGGTCGAAACCCTACAAGCCGGAGGAGTTCAACCCGATGATTAAAAAGCCCAAACGACACGTTCACATCAACGACTTCAAGGCTATGTTTGTTTCCGGCTGGGCTTCGCGCCAATTGAAAACAAAGGAGCTTGCCCGTGGCTGACGTTGGCGCGACAAAAGCTGCCCGCGCGTATGTTGAGCTTTTTCTCGACCGGACGAAGCTGGATGCCGATCTGGCCAAGGTCGCCAAGAAGCTGGAGTCGTGGGGCAACTCCATCGTCGGCATGGGCAAGAAGATCGCCGCGACCGGCGCGGCAATTACGTCCGCATTCGCCGGAGCATCGGCGGTGTACGCCAGGTCCGGCGATGCGATCCTGAAAATGTCGCAGCGAACCGGCATCGCGGTCGAGTCGTTGTCCCAGTTGAGTTTTGCGGCAGACCAATCCGGCACGTCAATCGACAGCCTTGAATCCGCCGTGCGGAACATGCAGCGAGTCATTGACGACGCCGCAACGAACACCGGCGAGGCCGTGGACGCACTGGCCGATCTGGGATTGACCGCTGAAGAATTGCAGGGACTTGGGACGGAAGAACAGGTCAAGCTGCTGGCCGACCGGCTCGCGTCGATTGAGAGTACCGGCACGCGAGCCGCTAAAGCGATGGCTGTCTTTGGTCGCAACGCATCGGAAGTCCTGCCGATGCTGTCGCTTGGTGCGAACGGCATTGCCGATTTGCAGATGCAGGCCGACAAGCTGGGGCTGACGATTTCAACCCGTGATGCTGAAGCCGCGTCGAAGTTCGGCGACCAGTTGGGCGCGCTGTGGGCGGTGATAAAGCACGGTACGTTCGTCGTCGGATCGTCTTTGGCTCCGCTGCTTGGCAAGGTCGCCGGTCTGGCAACTCAAGCCGCTGCCGCAATGTCGAAATGGATCGACGAAAACCGAGGGCTTGTCGTGCTCGCGTTTCAGGCCGGAGCCGCCATCACCGCCCTTGGCGTGTCGATTATCTTGTTCGGCAAGTCGCTGACCGTGGCCAGTTCCGCCGTGAGTGCGTTGAGCGCGTCGATCAAGTTTTTCCTCAACTGGAAGACGCTGTTGGTCGCCGGAATCGCGGCAGTCGCGTTCATGATCGGACGATACCTCGTGCAGCACACGGAAGCCGGAGCGAAGATGATGCGATATCTTGCGTCCGTATTCGGCGAGGTGCGACACTCGATCAGTGATGCGTGGAGCGGAATTGTCGCGGCGGTCGGAAGCGGAGACCTCGCCGGAGCGTTCGAAATCGCGTGGACGGCGGTGAAGCTGGTCTGGCAGCGAGGAATGCTGGAAGTCACGAAGCTGTGGCCAGGGTTCGAGGCTACCTTCAGTTCGATGGGCGACCGACTGCTTGAGATTTTCATTACGGTGTCCGGTGCGTTTTCCCGCGCGTGGGTCAGTGTCACCAGCACGATCAAGAGCTTGTTTTTTAAGCTTGTCGCCAGCATCACCAGTGACCTGGAGAAGGTGCTCGGAGTCATTTCCGACATTCAGGACAGCGTTGCAAAATCAGCCGCGTGGAGCAACGCGAAGAAAACGCAATCCGACGCGATGTTCGTTAACCGCGTGGCCGCCGATGCCAATGCGTCATGGTGGGAAAGGAACAGAGCGAAGGTCATCGCATCAGAGCAAGGATTCGATCCGCTGATGGCCGCACGCGGTCAGGTGCCGGTGATGAGTGACGACGAAATCCGGCAGCACATCATGGCATCATCGCAGGAGGACACGAGCAACCCGTTCAGCATGGCGGGTATCAGGTCGCGGCTGCGGAGTGCCACCGAAGGCAGCCTGGAGAGATCGAGACAGATCAGCCGTGACGCCGACAAACAATTGCTCGATCTGTATAGGGGCGAGCAGGAGAAGCTCAACCAGCTGCGGAAAATCTCAGACGCCAACGCAAGCGCGAACCTGAATGCGAGAGAGCAGGAGATTAGGGAGCAGGAAGCGAAGGTAGATGAGTTGAAGAAGAAGTTGTCCGACCTGTCGCTTAACGCGAGAATTCGCGCCGACCTTGATCGAGCATTCCCCGACGAGACGACGGCAATTAAGCCGCCGACGTTCGACGAATTGAATCGGACCATGACGGCGACTGTTAAGGCGTTCGGCACTTTCAGCGCGGAGGAGGCTTCGAGGTTCGGCAGCAACACCAACAGAACGCTGACCGAAATCGAAAAGGCGTCAAAGAAAACGGCAGACAACACCAGAAGGATCGCCGATTCGCAACCGGCGTTTCAATGAGCAATGGCAATCACCGTAGAAGAACGATTCAAGTCGCGGCAGGGATCGGCCATCGAAAATGAGCGGCTGTATCTGGCCGTCGGCGACGACGATGACGCGGCAATCCGTGACGCGGTGGACGCCGCCGCGCCATCGACCAGCGACGCCGGAGTGAAGATGTCCGACAAGATCACCGTCGAGCAAATCGCCGGTGATACATGGTTCGCCGTCGTGCCTTACGGTGCGGTCAGTTTCGACACATCTCCGGCGCAAACGGGAGAATCGGTTTTCTCTTTCAATACCGGCGGATCGACGATCCACGTTCAGACGAGTCTTTCGACCGTGGGGGCCTACCCGACGAGCGGAACGCCATCGGCAGCGACCTCAGACTACAAGAATCTGATCGGCGTTAATCAGGACGGCGAGGCGGAAGGCGTCGATATTACGCAACCGGCCTACGCATTCAGCGAAACAAAATACATCAGCAATTCGAGCATGACGGTGAGTTACCGATCCAAGCTCTATCGACTCACGGGCCGCGTGAACAATGCGTCGTGGGTCAACGATGCCGGTGACACATTCGCAGCCGGAGAGGTGCTGTTTCTTGGCGTGAGCGGCTCGCGTCGCGGACGTAACGGCGACTGGGAGCTTACGTTCAATTTTGCCGCCGCACCGAACGTGACGGGATTGACGGTCGGCGACGTAACCGGCGTGGCAAAGAAGGGGTGGGAATATCTCTGGACCGAAAATAAAACCGAGACGACCGGCAGCGGAGGAAACAAGCGCAACGTGACAAGGCCGGTTCGCGTTTACGTCGAGCAGGTCTATCGCACCGACGATTTTGGCGACCTTGATCCATGATAGGCGATCCGTATAGACCAGTTCGAGCAGGGCAACCCCTGTCGATTCCGGCGACTGTCTGGAATCAGCTGCTGAACATTGCGCGATCGGGCACACTGCCGACGCAATCGACGGAAGCCCGCACGCTGGCGAGTCGGCAAACGGGAGTGATTGAGGTCCGCAACGTGAGCGGGTCCAATCTGGATGCGTTTTCCGTGGTCGGTCTCGATGTCGTGACAATCGACAGCGACGACAACCTGCAAGAGTTCAAATCTCGCGTGCGGTTCGACGGCGATATTCCGGCGACAAGTCAGACCGGCTTTGCGATTCTGCTGGAGCCGCTGGCCGATGGTGCCATTGGTTCGGCTGCCGTGGCGGGAGTGTGTGCGGTTCAGGTGGAGTTCGCTACGGAGGCCGACTATCAGTTCGCCGACATGGACGCGGGCAACACCGCGTCGCTGCTGGCATCGACCGAGGGCGGCGCAGAGATTCTCTGGCGCAACGGAACGGGTGCCGGTACCGTGTGGTGCGTGGTGCGACTTGGCGCGGCTGCACCGCGTGAAGGACGGGTGAAAATCACCGGCTTCGAGCAGATTTCGGCCAATAAATACAGGTACGCCGGAGTCGAGGCCGACGTTGATGGCTCGGTACTGACCGGCGGTGAGTCGTGGACCGGCAAGGTCGGCGAAAGTTACATTCTCAATTACGTCGAGGCGAACAATTCCGCGTCTGGTACGCAGGGAAACTCGCGGAGCGAGGCGAGACCGATTCAGGGCGCGCCTGTGCTCAAAATTGTTGACCGCGACGGCGATGTTGCTTATGTCCAGTACGAAAACGCGGGCGATGAGGTCGGCGACCTGACGTGCTACACGCTGGCGAATTGCGACGACGAGTACGACACGATCACGCGACGGATCGGAGGAGCAAGTCCAGTCGGAAAGGTCGCGGCGATAAGCGGCGTGTGCTACTACGTTGTCGAGTCGGTGACGTGCCCTGAAGGGAACAATCCGATTCTCGATGAGGGCGCGCTGTTTGATTCGTGCATTGATTGCCAAGCCGCACAGGAAGGCGCGGAAGGCGACGGCAACGCACCGCAAACGTGCCCTGGCGGATACAGCAACGCCATCGTCACCGGCGGGCCGATCACGAAAAATCTCAACGATACGTCGCCACAGTATGGCTGCGATGCCGGACCAATTGATTCTGACGCGGGGTCGGATTCTCCGTGGGATGGCACCATCGCATATGCCGGCGGTGTTAACTGCGAATGGTGGTCTGACCCGTGGGTTAAGAGTTGGGAAGGCCGAGCATTATACAACCCGACGGGAGTGACACAGCCCGTCACACTGGGGCTGTATGCTGGATATACGACGCCGATAGACAGAAAGATTTGGGTTCTGTTCATCAATTCGTCGAGTTCCGGCGGAGATAGAATTCAGATTTGGACGCGAGATGATTCGTCGCCGTTCGGGATTTACACCGCATATTGTTCAACGGTGACTAAACCTAAATATCTTTTGGTCAGTGAAGTATGAAATTAATCGTAAACGCAATGGCCGCACCGAAGATGTTCGCCAGTCTCGTCGAGTGCGGACAGGTTGACGCCAAACGCAACACCGTGACGGTGGACGCCGACTCGGAGTGCTGGAAGGCTATCTCGCCATCCATCCCGACGGATGCAATAACACCGCCGCCGCCGTTCGGTCTTGGCGACCTCGTGGCGGCGGCGGCAAAAGTAACCGGCGCGGCAAAAATAGCCGAACTGTTCACCCGACTCACCGGCAAAGACTGCGGGTGCGCAAAGCGACGCGAAAAACTCAATCGTCTTTCCTCTCGCGGTTGACTCGAATCGTAAGATCAGTCCACCCGTAATTAAGCAAAATCCGCAACGCATGGCGCAGTTGCCGGATGTCCAGCTTTCGATTCGCGCCGCCAATATGCGCCCGCGCCAGTCGGCTCGACCAGTGCGGCGGATCGTGGTCCCACACTCGGACTGTATAGGTGGTCATTCGCCGACCTCCACTTCCGCGATGATCTTTTTTCCGTGCCGATAAAAGCTCACCAACCGGACCCTGATCGTCACGGGGCGGTCAACGCCGTCAGGATCAATCATCGTAATGTCGCTGCGGAACTGGAGCGGGATCGGGTCATAGACCGCGTAGGCTTCGGTCACGTCAAGTTCAACGCTCATTTCCTTGACCCAGTACGACTCGCGGTCCCAACGCACGGCGAGCCTGCCGAGCATTTCCGCGATGTCGTGTTCCGAGTGGTTTGCTGTGATTTTCAGCGGCGCGTAATAGTCGCGTCGATATTCACCCTGCCCGATTGATACCAGAGGTGCGGTCATATTGAGTCTCCTTTCGTTGCGGTGAGTTCCACCATTGCATGACCAGTTTCGTGTCGCGGATCGGAGCGGTCGAAGCAACCAGTGCTTTGGCGAACCGCAGCGTGGTGTTCCGCTCCGCAGCGAACATTTTGTCGTAATAGACGTGGAAGGAATAGAGCCTGAACTCCGCGACAATTTCTTCCATTAGATCGGGATTGCTGATGTTGCCATCCATTTCCAGTCCTCCTCTGTCATTTCGGATTCTTGACGACCGGCGAGACGACTTTCCAGCCGACGCCACCATTCTGCGGAGATTGCCTCCTCACTCTGACCTGGCATCAGGCGGCGGAACGCCTCCCATGCGGTTTCTTTCGTGGCCGCGGGTTTCTGCGGCGGTGCAGGTGGAGTTGCTGCGGCTGCGGTTGGGGGCGGTGGTGGAGTATGGGCCACCGCCCCCTTGCCGCTGGCAGCCGCACCTGCCAGAGCACGCAGGCTGCTTCCGAGACGATTCTGCAATTCTCGGAGAGAATCTTTGTCGGCCTTCCGCGTCATCCCGCCTTCGTCATTCAGGCTGGCGATCCACTTGACCGTCATCCTCTTTTTTCCTTCATACTCCTCGGTGGCAACCGTAATTTTCACGCATGTAGCGCTCCAGTCAGTGTCCTGGAGCTTGCAAAGATCAACGCCGTCCCATCCGAGAGCCTTTCGCAGCTGCTCGATTGTCGTGTCGTTGGCGGTGTGGTCACGCTTCTCCAGCATGTGGTATCCGGTGATTTCCGCGTCGTAGTCTCGATAGTCGCACCATTCCCCGCCATGCCAGAGTTGTGACAGAGAATATCTGACAACGAACATGGCCAGTTGGTTTTTCTCGGTGAAATTGACGCCCCACTCCTTCGGGTAGGCGCGATACGTTCCGTCACGATCCGGCAGATTTGCCATTACTTGGTCTCCTTATTGTTGATGGAAAAAAGTTTATCCCACAGTTCCGAAGAATCTTTGGGGAATGCGATTGCGTCCGCAAGCGTCCTGCTCTTGGCAACGTGAGTCGGCATCTCGGTCGGGAAGATGGTGCGAGTCCCGCACCCCTTCGCCTTGCCGTCGGTCGTCACAATGTCGTAGCCGACAAAAAACATATGGTCTGTCCACTCGCGGACGCGGTGACGGATTGACGCCTTGCCGGATGCCGGAGATTGCAGCCGCGGCTCGTAACGAATCCAGTCGTCACCGCTGGGGTTCGGCACGGTCGCCGTGCAATCGTGACAGATCAGCACGACGTTTCGCCCCTGTTTGACGTGTCGATCCAGTTCCGCCAGCAGGCCGACGAACGTGTCGTAAACGTACTGGTAGCCCTTGCCGTATCCGTAGCCTTCAATGTTTTTGACGTGGCTTCCCTTGTCGTTCGGGATCGTCTCCAGTGTGTAGGGAATCGCCAGTTCTTCGGCGCGAGTGGCCGAGTCGATCACGATGGTCTTAACGCCATCCCACAGTTGCGGCGTTCGCAACGCCGCAAGCAGAAGCGACCAGGACCACTCAGCGTCGTTGGACAAGCCGACGCGATCCGTGTCGATGTTGCAGGTCCCGCTTTCGAGGTCGATGAACTTCGGAGCGGGTGCGGACGCGGCAAGCGATGATTTGCCGATGCCGCCTGGACCATAGATCACGATGCGGTGAGCATGTGCCGTGACGCCGGTCGAGGAGACGAACTCCGCGTTCGGTCTGGATGGTGGAAGTTTCGCTGGCGGTCTTGGTGCGGCGGTCATTGATTGACCCTTTCGGTTGGGGGTTGCGGTAGATGTTGCACGATACGATCAGGTCGTTCGTCCGTTGCCAACCTGGGTGGCTGTATCCAGGAAGCGGCGGTGGGCCATTTTCTCGCCGCGGAACGATTGGCGTATCGTCGAATCTCCACGACTCGCGCCTCTGCTCCAGCGGCCTCCGTTTTCGTCCGCATGTCGCACAGAACTGTGAACAGTCGAAACTACGTGTTGATTGCTGATTCATGGCCTGTAGCTCCCGTCTCCGCTGTTCAGTGCGGCGTCAACCGACCTCTTGAACGCCATCGCCCCATCCAGCGAGGAAATAAGTTCGTCTCTGGAACGCCGAAGTGCATCGATCTGCGCTACTAGGTCAACCAGCATGGTCATCTCAATCGTGGCCGTTTCTGTGCCATTGGCCATCCGATCAACGGCGGACTGCCGCAGATAGCTCCACTCGCCATCAGTCATGATGTCGTTCATGGCTTCACCTTCCCCTCGTCAAACCGGTGAAACCCGTGCGTCCCGTCGGCCAGCCGCTCGTCGCGCTGATCAACGCAGCCGATTATCCAGTCCAGCCGGTCTCGTAGGGCGCGATGAAACCGACCCGACTCGCTGCCGCTGTCGAAGTGGATCGCGTTGAGCGACTCCAGTTGCTCCCGCGCCCAACACACCAGGTCCGCGAAGTGCGGCAACAGTGCGATCGCAACGGCATCTCGCCCGCTGGAGGCGGTCATATCAAACACCTCCTCGCCGTCGTCATCCTCCTCAGTCATGCCGATGTTGACGGTTGCCAGCGGCCCGACCCACGCGCCGCGCGTGTCCGGGTCCGGCCGGCAAACGTCGATGGTGTTTTCGCCAACGTCAACGATCATTCTCCACTGCTGGCCTGCAAGGTCTTTCAACGTCTTCATGGTTTTCTCCTATCTGTTAACTGGCCGTTTCAGTTTGGCGTCCGCTCCGGGTTCTAATTCCTGATGGACATTCGTCACCTTGACGAACCCATCAGGAATCTGGTCAGTAGCGTTAACTCCGTTGCAACATAGCGCAAAATACGGACACTTGAACGGGTGGAGACACGAGTTCGTGTTTCGGTACCACCGGCCCGTGCGCTGGCATTCCCGCAGCAATTGCTGCTGCTGCCACAGTTCGGCAAGAAACTCATCGAGGTCGGATTCGAGCCTTGGGATTTCGCGTCGCGCAAAATAAAAATCCGGTCGTTCGGTCAAGTCTAACGCAAGCCTGTCGCCGAATTGTGCGATGGTTTCCCTGACGCCGCGAATGAGTTTCGGACGGATCGACGGCTTGCGCACCACGTCGTACAGGACGGTCGTGACATCGTGCCCCATCACTCTGGCTGCGAGCATGTACCCGCTGATTTGCGTGTCGAGCCGGAGCCTCATCCAGTAATCGTCGTCGATGCTCGATGTGGTCTTGTGTTCGATGATGGCCAGTCGCCCGTCGGGCAGTTTGGCGATTTTGTCGATCTTGCCGGCGAACCTGAAGTTTGGCGTCACGCCGCCGGTTTCCGGGTTCTTGATTGGCAAAATGAACGCCTGTTCGGTGGCGACAATCTCGACGTTCTCCCGTCCCCACCGAAGGTGATAGCCGACGATCAATCGCGCGACAATCTCGCGCTCGATCATCCATTCGTCAACGTCTTCTTCGCTCGCACACCACTGCGGGACAACCTCGTAGCCTGCGACCGCGCGAGATGCAGACTCGACAGGATCGACGCCTTGTGCCAGCAGGTCGATGCCGAGGTGAAAAGCTGCGCCCATCCTGAGCGGCTGTGAATCGCGGTTGGGGCGAATGCCAAGCTCGTACGCGAAATAATGCCTCCTCAAACACGACTTGGCGGAACTCATCCTCGAATGTGTTAATAGATTTTGTTGCATGGCCGACGACCTTATGGACTTTTTATCGAGTGTCAACGGCGTATTTGTTGAAAAAAAATATTTAAAATAAAAATAACCATTTACGCGATAAACAATAAGGTGCGGAAAATTATTTTTCGGAAGTATGTATTTATTGAAAATAACCCTTGACTTCCGATTTTCAGTATGTATCATAATATAAAGATTGGAAAGGAAAATTTATGGCCACACACCAAGTGAAAGTCGGCGAACAGAAAGACGAGATCGTGCGAGTTATGCCACTAGTGTGTGGCGATGAAAGCGCGGCGGTAGAACTACTTGAAGAATTACGATGGGGCAATAATCCTGCTTGCCCGACGTGCGGAAGCACCAATGTGTATAGCATAACTGGCCGTGATGGGAAGCGAGAAAAGAACTACCGATGGCGATGCCGTGATTGTAAAAGGTCTGGGTTATTCTCGGTGCGTACCGGAACCGTCATGGAGCAAACGAGAATTCCTCTGCGATATTGGTGCTGGGCGTTCTGGCATCTTTGCTCTAGCAAGAAGGGTATGAGCGCTAAGCAGATTCAACGTCAAACCGGATTGTCCTATAAGTCGGCATTGTTTCTCCTCCACAGGGTGCGATTTGCGATGGCCGATATGGAAGGTGTGAAGCTTTCCGGCACCATTGAGGTAGATGAGACTTACGTGGGCGGAAAGCCTCGTCATAAAGGGAATAACAAGCGTGGCCGCGGCACAAAGAAAACTCCCGTCTTCGGCATGGTCGAGCGCAATGGGCGAGTGAAAACGCAAGTTGTAGCTGATGTGACTGGGGCGACGCTTAAGGGCGCAATTCGCGAAGTGGCCGATAATCAATCTCGAATCATGACCGATGAGAATCGCGCGTACAGCGGCATCGGTGCAGAGTTTGCGGGCGGTCACAAGTTTGTAACTCACAGTGCAATGCAGTATGTCAATGGTGACGCGCATACAAATACTATTGAAGGCGTATTCAGCCTAATTAAGCGAGGCATGTACGGCATCTATCACAACGTGAGCAAGCGACACCTTCACCGTTATCTTGCCGAGTACGATTTCCGCTGGAATAATCGTAAAGTGAGTGACGGAGAACGTACGGTTGCTGCGATTCGAGGCGCGGAAGGCAAGCGATTAATGTACCGTGAGCCGTCGTCAGTATGACGGTCAAAGAAAATACCGACTTTCCTGGATGATTGATCGCAAGCGTAAGAAACATGGCAAAGCGAACAATCAAAATACGGCTCGGCGAGAAGGGAAACCATCTCGAGATTAGCACGCTAATTACCGTGCTTCAGGATACTGTTGGTATTTTACGCGGAATAGATAAAGCAATCACTGGGGAACGATCGCCCGCCCTGCATTGGTTCATTCGTCGAATAGAAATGAAAAGTCCCCTTGAAGCGATCCTAGAAGCCGAAGTTGTAAACGATGGCGTCGTCGCGCCAGAAGTAGTTCGCCCCTTTATGCGCGGCCTGAAGGCTATGGAGAAAACTTCTGCGCCCCCTCGGTACTTCGGAGATCACGAGTTGACTCGTACCAAGCGCATCGTTGATCTGCAACACAACGGTGTTCAGTTTGTCGAGTTCACCTCTGATCGCGATAAGCCGATCCGCCCCACGACACGAGTATCAGAGCATATTCAATCCTTGCTCGGCCCGGCCCCAACCCGACCATACGAGCAGTTTGCTGAGATTGAAGGAACGCTTGAAGACGTATCGCTTCATCCAGATATTCCACAGTTTGCTATCTACGACCCGCTTACCTATCAGCCGGTGGAGTGCTCTTTTGATTCACAAGACATTGACACAATCACGAATCTGATGAAACGAAAAGCGAGAGTATTTGTAACGGGAGTTGCCAAGTTCAATGCACGACACCATCCGGTATCTATTTGCGTTGAAAAGATTGAAGAACTTCCAGATCAAAAAGACTTGCCGCAGATCGGCCAGCTTCGGAAGGCTGGGTTGAACCTCACGAACGGGCGTGATCCGGTGGACGTTATTCGAGGCCTGCGAAATGGCAGATGAATACAATGTCGCGGTGTGGGACGCTTGTGTGCTTATTAGTGCAATTGACCAAGCAAGCCCAAGGTGGCCTGCCATTGAACCGTGGCTGCGCGATGCTGAACGCGGTGAGTTTCAAATCGTGGTTCCAGAAACAGTAGTAGCAGAACTCCGATATTTGCCGGTCGCTACAGAAGAAGGCGTGCCTCAGGAAAGGCAAGACGATTTGATCTCGAAGTTTCTGCTTAACCCATACATCGTGCGGCGTTCGGTTCACCGTGGCATATCTGAGTTGGCGGCAACTATTGGTAGAAAGCATAAAAGCGTCAAGCGGGTTGGCGACGCAATCGTATTGGCCACCGCGCTATTCTGGCAAGTTCCCGTGGTTCATACCTATGACGGCGATGGTAAGAAGAATGGGTTACTCAACTTGGATTGTGTACTAGGCGACAAGACTAAATTACGTATCATGACGCCCGACTACGGTGCCAACACACTGTTCGGAACACCCAATAATGAAGAAGCCAAGAAGAAAAAAAGGGCCTAAACCAGAAGTGCTCAAACTTAAAACACTGGTTGACTGGAAAGCGGCGCTAAAGAACGCACTCCAGAAACCCAAGCCCACAGACGGCTGGCCAAAAGTCAAGCTGGAAAAGTGAATACGCTCCTCACCCCCAAGCCCGCCAATAAGTCATTTCAATAAGTACATACTTCCGTTATTTTTTTCCACACTTGACACCAAGACAGAAACTCTCAATCTTGGCGACCATGACACCAGCAGAAGTCGTAATCGGCATGTTCGGCGGGACGGCGGCACTTGCCGAGATGCTCGGAATCACGCGCCAAGCCGTCAATCACTGGAATCTAATTCCGGCCAAATATCATCGGCAGCTGTTGCGTTTAGCCTGCGAGCGCGGGCTGTGGCTGACTGCCGACGATCTCATATGGGGACGCAACAATGGAACTAGAACCGTGGGAATCACTGGAAAAACCATCGAAATGGGACCGACTGGATTCAACGACGCGGGAAGCACTGAAAAAACTGGGGTGGACGGAAAAACAGTGGAATCGACAGGAGGCGGTCTGGAAGACCGTGCTCAGGATGCTGCTCGAACAAAGAGTTGACGAAGTTTGCGATGATTAAGCTCCGAAATTACCAACTCGATCTGATCGAGGCTGTGCGTGACCAGATGAGGTCCGGCGTAAAGTCGGTGCTCATCCAATCGCCGACCGGAAGCGGAAAGACCGCGTTGACCGCTGCCATGCTCACGTCTGCCGTGTCGAAAGGAAAGGTCGCGTGGTTCGTCGTCCATCGGCGCGAACTCATAAAACAATCCGCAGCGGCGTTCCAGAGTGCTGGTGCGCCGTTCGGCATCGCGTCGAACGGGTTCACGCTTGAGCCGGAGAAGCCAATCCAGATTTGCGGCGTGCAGTCGATTGTGGCCCGACGCGACAAGCTGCCGACTCCGAATCTCGTGGTGTGGGATGAGGCTCATCACTTGGCAGCCGGAACCTGGGCGCACATCCGGCAGAGCCTGCCGGACGCATACCACATCGGATTGACCGCGACGCCTGAACGCCTCGACGGTCGCGGATTGCGGCCATTTTTCGACCACATGGTTTGCGGGCCGTCCGTCCGATCATTGATCGATGACGGATATCTGGCTGACTTCAAATTGTTCATTCCGCCGTCGTCGATCTCTCTCGATGGCGTTCACACGCGAGGCGGAGATTTCGCCAGGGACGAGCTTGAACGAATCGTCGATACTCCGGCGATCATCGGTGATGCCGTCGATCACTACCAGCGGCTCGCGTCAGGGATGCAGGCGATTGTTTTTTGCGTGTCAATTCCGCATTCGCGGAATGTCGCCGATGGTTTCATCGCGTCCGGCATTCCATCCGTGCATGTTGACGGCGAGACTCCGCACAAAGAACGTGACGCGACGATGGCAGATTTTTCCAGAGGAAACATTCGGATTCTCTGCAACGTCGATCTGTTCGGTGAAGGCGTTGACGTGCCGTCAGTCGGTGCCGCCATCCTGATGAGGCCTACGCAATCGCTCGCGCTCCACCTCCAGCAGGTCGGGCGAGTGTTGAGGCCGTCGCCGGGGAAATCACACGCCATCATCATCGACCACGTTGGGAACACGGAACGGCACGGATGGCCGGACGATCATCGATGGTGGTCGCTCGACGCGAAGAAGCGAAAACGAAACGCAGAAAAGGCGATGGGTGTAAAGTGCTGCAAAGCCTGCTTTGCGGCCATCCCCATGAATGCGATCACTTGCCCGCACTGCAAAACTCCAATCGAAAAAATGGTACGGGAAATAGATGAGCTTGAGGGCGATCTGGTCGAAGCCGAACGATTGTTCAAAATCGAAAAAAAAAGAGAACAGGGAGCGTGCCGCACGATGGAAGAATTGGTATCACTGGGAAAGTCGCGCGGCTATAGAAACCCCGTCGGATGGGCGAAGCATGTTTTAGCGGCCAGACTGGTGGCGTCATGAGCAATCCTGAATCAATCATTCAGAATGCAATCCGCATCGCGGCCAGCACAGCGGGCGCCCGCGTGTTCCGCAATCAGGTCGGATCGTACAGACTCGCTGATGGACGCTGGATCACCAGCGGGCTTTGCGTCGGAAGCTCCGATCTGATCGGGTGGACTGTGGTCAATGGTGTTGCCGTTTTCACCGCCATCGAGGTTAAGACCGTCAACGGGCGAACATCGAAGGAGCAGGACGCCTTCATTGCCGCCGTCGAAAGAGACGGAGGACTCGCCGCAGTCGTCCGCTCGCCGCAGGAAGTCCTTTTCGCAATCGAGACTTTCCGCAAAAAACACGAGGAGTAAACGTGTTCAAGCAACTATCACGCGAACTGCTCTCGCAGTCACGGTCCCTGCTGCACCAATGGTTCCCTGAAGGCCGCGTGCAGGGCAAAGAGTTTGTTGTCGGCAGCATCCGAGGCGAAAAAGGATCGAGCCTGTCGATCAACATGGAAACCGGACAATGGGCCGACTTTGCCGGAACCGAAAAAGGCGGTGATCTAATCAGCCTGTATGCGGCGATTCACGGAACCTCACAGGCTCAGGCTGCCCGTGACCTTGGCGGTGTCGCTCTCGGAGGAAAAATAAAAAAGAAACGACCGTCACCGCCGGACAACGCGACGATACCATCCATGTCGCACGCAAAATGGGGCGATCCGTCGTCGGTCTGGACTTACCGAGAAAAAGACGGACGGGTGATCGGGTACATCGCTCGTTACGATCCGCCAGGCGAACGAAAGCAAATCGTCCCGTGGACGTGGGATGATGAAAAAAAATGCTGGCGCGCGATGGCGTTCTGTTCTCCCAGGCCGCTCTACGGACTGGACCGGCTCGCCGCGATGTCCGGTGTACCGGGGCTGATCGTCGAGGGCGAGAAGGCCGCTGACGCCGCAGCGAAGATCGTGGGCGATCATTTCGCGGTCGTGACGTGGCCAGGCGGTGCGAAGGCCGTCGGCAAAGTAGATTGGTCTCCGCTGCACTTCCGCGCCATCAACATCTGGCCGGACGCAGACAAACCGGGTGTCGAGGCCGCATCAGACATTGCCGCGGCACTGGCGGGAAACGTGCCGAGCATCCACATTCTGGACGTGTCCGGCCAGGACGACGGATGGGACGCAGCCGACGCACTGGCCGACGGCTGGACGTGGGACGAATTCTCTGCGTGGTCCGCACCGCGATGGCGAGCGTCCGCAAAATCCGGCGAGCGACCGGAGGTGCGATGCGGGTTCCGCGAGGACGAAGCAGTAGAGGCGGCAATCTCCGCGCTGGCGTCCGATCCTGACATTTTCTGCCGGTCGAATCGGCTGGTAAGAATCATCCGCGATCCAGGACGCCTGCCGTCAATCGGCGAGCTTCCGGTCGCAGACTTGCGTACTAGGCTTACGACCGTCGCTTCAATATTGAAATATGAGCCGGATCATGATGAGTGGGTCGCATCGCATCCGCCGCAATGGCTGGTGCAGGGCGTTCATGCTCGCGGATCATGGCCGCGTGTGCGCAGATTGACGGGAATATCAGACGTTCCCGTGTTGCGCGACGACGGGTCTGTCTGGCAGTCAGCAGGATTCGACGAGCGAACGGGGATTCTCTACGAGCCTTTTTCCGCCATCGAGCCGATACCCGACGACGTTGATATTGACGACGCCAGCGATGCAATCGAATCGTTGAATGAGATCGTCTGCGACTTTCGATTCGAGTCCGAATCGCACAAATCATCGTGGCTCGCCGCACTGTTGACACCGTTTGCCCGCCCTGCTTTCTCAGGCCCTTCACCGCTGTTTCTTTTTGACGCCAACGTGAGAGGCGCGGGAAAAGGGAAGCTCGCACAGGTTATCGGCCAGATTGTGATGGGACGCGAGCTTCCGACGCTTGGCTACTCGCACGACGACAGCGAGATGGATAAACGCATTACATCAGTCGCATTGAGCGGCGACCGGCTGGTTCTGCTGGACAACCTCTGCGGGCTGTTCGGCAACGCACCGCTGGATAGTGTGCTCACCTCGACGACGTGGGACGGTCGTATCCTCGGAAAAAACGAAAAGGTCTGCACTCCCATCAATACAGTGTGGCTCGCCACGGGGAACAACGTGCAGGTTGTCGCCGACACGATCCGCCGGATCATTCATTGCCGACTCGACGTGCTCGACGAGCATCCCGAAAACCGCCGAGGGTTCCGCCATCCAAGGCTGGAACAATGGGTCGCATCGCAGCGTCCGCGATTCGTCCGAGACTGCCTCGTCATTCTCGCCGCGTACATTCGCGCTGGATCGCCGGGGAAAGACGAACTCAAGCCCATTGGAAGCTACGAAGGGTGGTCGTCGCTGGTGCGAGGCTCACTGGTGTGGGCGGGGATGGTTGACCCGGGAGAGTCGCACGACAGGTTTGCCGAGCACTCTGACACGACGAATGAAATGCTGGAGATGCTCCTGAATGCGTGGGTTCCGCTTGACTGGCGTCGTCGAGGGTTCACCGCCAGTGAACTGTTGGCGGCGGCATACGGAGAAGGGAGCGGAAGCGACGAGGCGTCGGACATGCGGGACGCAATCGAACTGCTCACTGGATGCCCATCCGGCAAGCGACCATCGGCACGGCAGGTGGGAATGCGGCTAAAGGCAATCCGTCGGCGTGTTGTCGGTGGTCGAATGATCGATGTCTCGCCCGTCCGAAGCGGAGCAGGCGTGCGGTGGGTGGTTGCGACGGCGACCAACTGAGTAGCTGGCCCCCCGCACGCCGTTAGGCGGGCAGTGGACTTGGCCTCATACCAGCACCTCCGCATCCAGCAGCACGCGGCTGGAGTCGCCCCGTTTGATGAACGGCACCGCCTCCACGACCACGATCCCCGCCTCGATGGGACACTCCACGTCATAGATTCCGCTGGCTGCTGGGATCGGAATCTTGTGCAGGATCGGCAGCGTGGCTTTGTCGCCCCACACCGTTGTCTCGTGGACGGTGATGTACCTCGTCTTGTCATCTCTGTACCAGACCACGAGCCGTAGCGTTCCGCCTTCGGCGAACTCGTAAAATATCCGGTTTCGAGGCTTGTTTTTCGTCCACGACAAGACCGCAGTCCGCACCGGCTGCACGATCCGCTTCTTTGGCCCGACTGTGAACGTGCGAGCGTCGCTCCCGAACCGGACGATATGCGGACCTTCGCTCCACTCTCGGTCGATTGTTTTTGTGTTGCGGACGATCTGACCGTCCACTGCCCAGTCACCTGACACGTTGCCGACGATTGCGAGTTGCTCCCCGTCGTATAGCTTTGCGTAATACGAGCGGTCGATGATCGCCTTTGGTGCGGGGTCCGGCTTCTCCTGAATCTGGCCGGGGATGGGCCAGCCGACAAGGAACTGATCGTCGCCGATGTCGCCATGTACGATCAGCCACCCTCGCACGATCTTGAGTCGCCGCAACCTCACCGGCGTTTTGTCGTCGCCGGTTAAGCCGGTGTCGATAACCTTATCACCGGGCCACATTCGCAGCACCATCGAGCCGCTCACCATCTTCGGCTCAACCACGATGCCGCCGACCATCTGGGTAGCTTCATTCATGTCCCATGCTGTGCCGGATAGATTCGTAGTCAACGTCACAGGCAGCGGCGTCACTGTCCCTCCATGCAGCAGGCTGGCTCCTACCGTGTTGTGCTTCGGGATGTAAACCACCGGCTCACCATCGAGGAAATCAAGGTACGCTGTGGCAACGATGCCGCTGTATTTCATGTCGCGGTCAAATATTTTCTCGCCATCCCTGACTCCGAAAACATGCAGATTCGTTGTGCCCGGCGTATAACCGACCCAGTAGAACACGCCGTCGCGGAGCAGCATCGGTCGCGGAGCACCGTTGACGCCTGATCCGCCCATGCGAGAGTAAACGAACGTCTCGTCGCTGGTGTAGGTCCAGCTCCTGCTGCTGGTAAGCTTGATGCCTGTGCCCAGCCAGTCGCCTTGTCTGACCGCGAAGGTGAACTCAACGATATGGTCGCCCTCGATCTTGGCCCCGCCCCAATGCTTCATCCTTGTCTGGCCGTCCCATGCACGATGCCCTTGATCGAACGAGCGGGAAAACGCACCTGTAACCGGATCAACCTCGAACCATCCGGCCTGATTGGAGCCGCTCACCAGTGCGGGATGCTGGACCGACTCGCCTCCAGGCGTAGAGCACGACCACGAGGCATGATCCCCGCCGTGGGCCGTCAGGATCGTGTCGCGGTCGATGCGGTGCAGAATAAAACCGCGATTAAGCGTCGCGTCCATCACCCCGCCGCTCTTGCTCATCCACTCTCCGCCATTCAGGTGTTGACTGGTGAACCGCCAGAGTTCTTCTCCGGTCGAGCAGTCAATCGCGGCGAACGTCGGGCGGAAGCCCCATCCGGTCTTGGCCTTGTCGGCAAGCTCCTCTTGTGCGGGATCGTCGCCCCGCACGATCACATAGAGAATGCCGCCGCTCTCGCTTACCTCATACGACCGGATCGGCTTCTTGACTTTGTACCCTTCGCTGTATGGTTTCAGACCAGTGATGCGCTTGGCCCATATTTTCGGTGTCTCCTGTGATGATGGTGTAATTTGAACGGACGATCCGGCTCCGATGGTGACAGAGCCGACGAAGCGAAAGCCGCCGCGAACCTCCACGGTGCCAAGCCCCGGCGAGACAACCAGTTCGCCGGTGAAGCCGTCGAGGGATGGACCGGAATAGACGCCAGGGGATGAGATGGTATGAGTGGTCATCGTGTTATCTCCGCTTTTGGAGCGTGGATTGCACCAAGTTTCGGGCAATCGCTCGCGTACACACATTCCGCATTCATCGCGTCGAGCGTGGTCAATGCCTCGCATCCGTTCGCGTCCACGTATTCTGCGTTCGGCACATCGAGCGTGGTCAGTGATGGGCAATCGCTAGCATACACGGATTCCGCGTTCGGCGCGTCGATCGCGGCCAGCGACCGGCACCCGCTCACGTTCACGGATTCCGCGTTCGGCGCGTCGATCGCGGCCAGCGAATCGCACCCGCCAGCGTGTACGTATTCTGCATTCGGCGCGGATAGCGTCGTCAGTGCCTCGCACCCGCGAGCGTCCACGTATTCTGCATTCGGTGCGGATAACGTCGTCAGTGACGAGCACCCGCTAGCGTCCACGTATTTTGCGTTCGGCGCGTCGATCGCGGCCAGCGAC